CGTGGCAAAGTCAAAGCCAAGATTGTTTATCCCCGGCCCACTAGAGCTGAACGTGAACACGACCGTATTCGCAAAGAACGAGGGTTGCCCAATCCCAGCCACTACAAAACACTGGGCGATAAACTGGATAAAGAGCTTGCAGCCTTGCGCGGTGATGATGTCACCGAGGCTCACGTTGATGCTGATGAACTGGTTGATGTCTATATCAAAGGGCAACACAAAGGCCGCAGTATTAGAATCCCGGTGGCAAAAAACTTTCCCAACAAACACGTTGATTTACTGACACAGCGTCTCAAATCCCGTGGCATAAACCCGCATGCCATTGTGTATGGGCCAACCACAAGAAAAGTTGCCGAAGACACTGATCAATGAACACCTACACATTCAACACCATCATTGGAGAAGACAGCGATGGCGATCCAGTGTATCAAGAGTTTGTAATTGAAGCTGAAAATTTTGCCGAAGCCAGATACAAACTTGCTGAACTGATTGAACAACCCAAGTAACCACCTTAGGACCGCTAAGGTACGGTGGGCGGCTGCTGCCAGAAGTCAAGGATTCGCTACCCTTTGATGACAAAGTGAGCACTAAATATAGTTTTGGATCAGGATCATGGACATCAATGAAATAATTGCAGAAGACTGGCAGAAGACCAACAAACGAGATAAAACCGATGGTATGAGCTCAAAAGCAGTCAAGGCCTATCGTCGTGAGAATCCAGGTTCAAAACTCAAAACCGCTGTGACAACCAAACCCAGCAAGCTCAAAAAAGGCAGCAAATCGGCCAAGCGTCGCAAGAGTTTTTGCGCTCGTATGAGTGGAATGAAAAAATCTCGTGCCAGTGCCAAAACAAAGAGAGACCCCAACAGCCCAATCAACAAAGCTCTACGTCGCTGGAACTGCGAGAGTATTGAACAAGTGGTGCAAATGGTTGAAATGAAGCTCAGTCAGATTGAACATTTGAAAAAAATAATAACAGAGTCAAATGCTGCAAATCAGAGAACTCGATCTTGACTCCAAGCATGTGGTAACAAACAATGTTGGATTGATTTTGATTTACACCACCAATGGATACTTGGCCACAATTGTTAATTCTTTTACACCAACTCTTGATCCCAATCTTCGTTTGAATGTAGGCGGCGATCCAGGTACCCGTAAGTCTAATCCACAGATCTTTCATCACGTTCGACGATATCAGCGTTGACAACAATAGTTTTTTAATGTACAATTGTTTTTTTGGAGACTATATGGATCAACGTAACTTCACTGCCGAGCAAAAGGCCAAACTCATACAACTCATCAATGAAGGTATGCAAGTGATGATGGAAGTTGAAACACTCAATGGTGGGCTCAGCGACACCGTCAAAGCAATTGCCGAAGAACTTGAAATCAAACCCAATGTACTGAAGAAAGCCATTAGACTGGCACACAAGGCTGAATTTGGTAAAGAGCAACAAGACCATGCGTTGTTGGAAACTATCTTGACAACTGTTGGCAAGACACTGTAAAATAAACAATGAGCTATATAGACGCATTGTTTGATCGTGAACGCGATCGTGTTCATGTAGTTGAACGTCTCAACGGCGAACGCCGATATCAAGAATATCCGGCCAACTACATTTTTTATTATGATGACCCGCGTGGAAAGTTTCAAAGCATCTATGGCACACCCGTGTCTAGATTTTCCACACGCAGCAACAAGGAGTTTCGCAAGGAACTGCGTATTCAAAACGGCAAACGATTCTATGAGTCTGATATCAATCCGGTGTTTCGTTGTCTAGCAGACAACTACAAAGGACAGGATGCACCTCGTGTACATGCTGCATTTTTTGACATTGAGGTTGACTTTGATCCTGAAAAAGGCTACAGTCGGCCCGATGATCCTTTCAACGCCATCACTGCCATCAGTGTCTATTTGAGCTGGCTTGACCAACTGGTGACCATGGCAGTGCCGCCGCGACACATGAGTTGGGAAACAGCACAAGAACAAGTGGCCGAGTTTGACAACTGTTATTTGTTTCGCAGTGAAGCAGAAATGCTGTCGATGTTTTTAGATCTCATTGACGATGCAGATGTGTTGAGTGGCTGGAACAGTGAAGGTTATGACATTCCCTACACAGTAAATCGTGTGACAAGAGTTCTCAGCAAAGACGACACACGCAAGTTTTGCCTCTGGGGGCAATTCCCAAAGTCCCGAACATTTGAACGCTTTGGTGCAGAGAACATTACATTTGATCTTGTGGGTCGTGTACACATGGACTATATGCAACTGTATCGCAAGTACACCTATGAAGAACGACACAGTTACAGCCTTGATGCTATTCTTGAATATGAAGAGCTAGGATCAAAGACCAAGTATGAAGGCACGTTGGATCAACTGTACAATCAAGATTTCAAAACATTTATTGAATACAATCGACAAGACGTCAATGGTCTTGCTGCCATTGATAAAAAGCTGAGATTTCTAGATTTGGCCAATACCCTGGCACATGAAAATACTGTGTTGCTACAGACCACCATGGGTGCTGTGGCAGTTACAGAACAGGCAATCATCAACGAAGCGCATGAACGTGGTATGGTAGTACCTAACCGTAGAGAAAGGCTCACAGATGAAGAGACACAAGCCGCAGGTGCCTACGTTGCTTACCCCAAAAAAGGTCTTCACGACTGGGTCGGATCAATTGACATTAACTCGCTGTACCCTTCGGCAATCCGTGCTCTTAACATGGCGCCCGAAACAATCATTGGGCAGCTGAGACCACACATGACCGACCACTACATTGCAGAAAAAACGCAAGGTGGTGCAAGTTTTGCAGCGGCCTGGGAAGGGCTGTTTGGTACATTAGAATACACGGCTGTGATGGAACAACAGCGTGGCACTGAAATTACCATCGACTGGGAAAGTGGTGAGGAAACTGTGCATTCAGGAGCCGAGGTCTGGCGCATGATGTTTGACTCAAATCAGCCCTGGATGATCAGCGCCAATGGTACTATATTCACATATGAGTCTGAAGGAGTGATACCTGGACTACTCAAACGCTGGTATGCTGAACGTAAAGAAATGCAAAAGAAAGCACATGAGTTTGAAGGGCAAGACAATGCACAATTTGAATACTGGGACAAACGGCAGTTGGTTAAGAAAATTAATCTCAATAGTTTGTATGGTGCTATTCTCAATCCTGGTTGTAGATTTTTTGATAAACGAATTGGTCAATCAACCACGCTCACTGGACGAGCCATTGCAAAACACATGGATGCATACGTCAACGAATGTCTCACAGGAAAGTATGATCACACCGGTGAAACTATCATCTACGGTGACACAGACTCATGTTATTTTTCAGCATGGCCAGTGCTGAAAAATGAAGTTGAAGAAGGCCGCATGGAATGGAACAAAGACACATGCATTGCTTTGTACAATGGCATTGCTGATCAGGTCAATGATAGTTTCCCAGGTTTCATGGAAACAGCATTTCATGTGCCGCGTGACATGGGCGAAGTGATACGTGGCGGTCGTGAACTTGTGGCTATCAAAGGCCTGTTTATCACAAAGAAACGCTATGCCGTGTTGTATATTGACAAAGAGAACAAACGCACAGATGTCAATGGAAAACCTGGCAAAGTCAAGGTCATGGGCTTGGATCTCAAACGTAGCGATACCCCCAAGGTAATCCAAGATTTTTTACTGGATGTGCTCAATGATGTGTTGACTGGCAGCAGTCGTGATCACATAGTTGAAAAGATCAAAGAGTTCAAATACCTGTTCAAAGAACGACCAGGCTGGGAGAAAGGTTCGCCCAAACGTGTAAATAATCTCACCAAGTATGCCAAAGCCGAAGAGCGTGAGGGTAAAACCAACATGCCTGGACATGTACGTGCTGCAATGAATTGGAACATCATGCGGCGCATGCACTCCGACAACTACAGTATGCAAATCATGGACGGACAAAAAGTCATTGTATGCAAACTCAAAGGCAACGCCCTAGGCTGGACATCAATTGCCTATCCCACTGATGAGTTGCATTTGCCCACATGGTTCAAAGAACTACCATTTGATGACAGTGAAATGGAGTCCACCGTGATTGGAGCTAAGATAGATAATTTATTGGGTGTGTTGGACTGGGATCTTACTGCTGCCACCAACACAGAAAATACATTTCAAAGTTTGTTTACGTTTGAATGAAAATAAGTCATATTCTTCAATCCCGTGATCGCCTGCAGCAGACTTTGCAATTGACCGAACACAATTCTGCTTTTGAAAATTACTTTCAATCAGTGTTTTCGGCGTTTGTGGATATCTCCTTCTTGCGGGACAAGTTCGAATCAACTATACAGAGCAATGCCACTCAGTGGCGCAGTGCCACAACAGTTATTGAAAACAATCTTAACCTTGGTGTAGAAGAATGTAACCGACTCATAGTGGAACACGAGACTCCGCTGTTTGATGTCAGCAGAAAATTCTACGCAGACATGTATCACAATGAAACTGATTTTGTCACGTTGACCCGGAGCCTTGGTACGCCTGACAAATTGTATGATGAAATTTTTACTAGAATTGGAAAGTACAGCAGTTGGGAGTATCCTGCATTGTTGATTAGGCCTGGCAATGAAACTGTTGTGGAGAGATTGGTTGCCAGCGATCCACTGTATTTGATGGATCAGCGATTGTCATTATTGCAGCCAAGTCTTGATAAATTTCCGCCGGAATATCAGCGTAGGTTGAGAACTTACACAGTGGAAGAAGGATGTCGATTGATGGATCACTTGCCAAGCCGACAATTTAATCTAGTGGTTGCTTATAACTTTTTAAACTACCGGCCAATAGATGTATTGCAGCAATATATCACTGAAGTGTTTGAAAAATTACGCCCAGGTGGAATTTTTGGATTCACATTCAATGACTGCGAGCATGTGGCAGCCACACAACTGGCTGAAAACAGTTTTGCATGTTATACTCCGGGCCGACTGGTGTTGGCTCATGCCCAACAGACAGGGTTCCGGGTGATCTCACAGGACAGTGATGGACATCATTTTCACTGGTTAGAATTACAAAAACCCGGAACTCTATCCTCTCTAAGAGGCGGACAAACTCTGGCAAAAATAATGCCAAAATACTAGCACGATCTAAATAAACCTGTTACAATTGCAACTTAATGGAGAAACACACATGAAAGATCATTTACTTGATTTAGTGGAACACACCCATGACCTTGGATGCATTGCTTTGATCAAGATCACGGGCACTGACAAAGAAACAACTATCGTAGGCTGTGCTGAAAAACGAGAGGCAGTGCTGCAAGCGCGATATCATACACCAGTGGCAGAGTTCATTGGTACATTTGGTATGCCTAACTTGGGGAAGTTAAAAATTCTTTTAAACTTGCCTGAGTACAAAGAAAATGCAAAAATTACCTTGACAAAAGATCAGGCCGGTGCCACAGATGGCTTGCTGTTTGAAAACACAGCCGGGGATTTTCACAACAACTTTAGATTCATGTCAGCAGAAATTGTCAACGGAATTCTCAAGGACATGAAGTTCAACGAACCCACATGGCATGTGGAATTCGAGCCCAGTGTCGCTGGTATCCAAAAACTCAAGATGCAGGCACAGGCCAATGCCGAAGAAACATTGTTTAATGCCAAGACAGAAAACGGTGATTTAAAGTTCTTCTTTGGTGATCATTCAACACATGCTGGTAACTTTGTGTTTCATCCTGGCGTGTCAGGTCAAATCAAACGCCCATGGGCATGGCCAGTCAAAGAAGTAATTTCAATAATGAACTTAACTGGAGACAAGACTATGCGTATCAGTGATGATGGTGCTGCTGATATTAGAGTTGACTCTGGCATTGCTGTTTATCGTTACATTATACCTGCACAAACAAAATGATTGAACAGCATGACTTAACTGCAGCACAACAGGATTACGCTGTATTCCTTCCTGCAGTGTCAAGTTTCTACAGCACATATATTGGACGTCAGCGATTTGAACCCTATGTTAGTGCCGCTCGTATGCCTGCTGGGCTGCCTGACATGGAGATGCTGAACATTTTTAATGATCAAGCAGGATTGTTTCCCTATCGTTGGGCATTGTATTCAGCAGGACATGCTAACTTGGATTTGACCAAACACGATCCTCGAGAAGATATGATGCGTAATCGGGGCAACCACACTACCTTGTTGTGTGACTCAGGCGGATTCCAGATTGCCAAAGGTGTATGGGAAGGCGATTGGAAAGATCCCAAGTGTCCACGAGCACAAAAGAAACGTGATGCTGCGCTGAAGTGGTTAGATGGCATGGCCGATTATGGCATGACACTGGATATTCCCACATGGACGTCTCATGTACCTGGCGCTACTGAAAAGACTGGTATCAGAGACTATGATGACGCCGTGCGAGCCACGCACTACAACAATGAATACTTCATTAAACATCGTCGGGGTGTTGACAATGGTGGCACCAAGTTCTTGAATGTTTTACAAGGTGCCAATCACGGTGAAGCTGATCGCTGGTATGACCTGATGAAACAGTATTGCGACCCCCAGCAGTATCCAGGGCGTCACTTCAATGGTTGGGGCATGGGCGGACAGAACATGTGTGATGCTCACTTGGTAATGCGCAGAATTGTAACACTGATACACGATGGGTTACTTGAGCAGGGCACTCATGACTGGATGCACTTCTTGGGCACGTCAAGGCTGGAGTGGGCATTGTTGCTCACTGACATCATGCGAGCAGTGCGTCGCTATCACAATCCTGACTTTACTGTCTCTTTTGATTGTGCATCACCATTCCTAGCCACTGCCAATGGACAGTTGTATCACAGCATTGGCCTAGAAGATCGTGGACGGTTCAATTACTTCATGGAACCCACAGTTGACAACAAGAAGTATGCCACAGACTCACGCAGTTTCCGTGATGCAGTGATGCAGGATGGTATACACAAACAGTTTGAAGACTCACCTATCAGCGCACGACTGAAGATATCAGATATCTGTGTGTACAAACCCGGCGACTTAAATAAAATTGGCAAGGAAGGCAAGACAAGTTGGGATAGTTTCTCCTATGCATTGTTGATGGGGCATAATGTTTGGATGCATCTTGAATCAGTGCAACGTGCCAATCGCGCATACGATTCGGGTATTGTACCTTCGATGTTGATACAAGAAACATTTAATCGTATCACAGTTAGAGACATTGTTAATCAAGTCTTTTCTTTGAAAGATCAACAACAAAGTTTGGCATTGGTTGACCATCACAAGACACTCTGGGAGCAGATAATTGGCACTCGAGGACACACTGGCAAACGAGCAACCAATGCTCATACTATGTTTAACAACCTTTTCGAAGTAGACGAAAAGGATTCTGAAGGGGATTTAGATGAATCAAGACTTGACCAACTTGAGCAACAGTAGTAATATAGAAGAACTTAGTATTGAAGAACTTGAACGTGAGCATCATAGATTGGAAAAACAACTAGGCAAATTGAAAAAACACCCCATTGCCGATCATGATCGAATACGCGACATGAAAAAACTCAAACTACAACTCAAAGATCAACTCATTAAATCGAAGGCCGAAGATGGAACGTCAGGGTCACAAAACAGCTAATATTTTCACTGGTGTAGAAGTTGAACACACCGCGCAATATCAACAACCAACTGTGTTTGTAGTAGGCGCACAAAACGTCAATGAGATTGAACGACGTGCCGAAGCCTTTGGCGCTCGTCACATCTACCTTGGTGCCAATCATAGTTTTCCACGCGACGCCAGTACCGAATCCTGGGCCAACTTTGAAGGCATGGCCAAGTATTTTCTCAAGAAGGATTATTGGGTCACCTTAGATATTGACATTGCCGAATCACACGGGTTGTTAGAATCCGCACTGCCTGAGTATCGCAGATTCATTCCCATGATTTCAGCCAAGTTACCTTACATCAATCAACTGGGATATAACGCTGTGTTGAAGATTGATGATATTGATTTTGATAAAAGCAATCCTGGAGTGTGGTGTCACAGACTGCACGATTTACAATCAGCCTCAACTTTCACTGGTTGGGACGCTTACAAAGATGATGAGGTATGGCAATGAAATGGTTTGATCAGTGGTTTATTCGTAAAAGCAAATGGGCATGGCAAAACAAGCACTTCAATGACCCCGATGGTGTATATTCATCAGATGCTATAGCATCATCCAACCGAGTACGGGATATAGAAGAAGACCCACATGATCTCAATGATGGCCTGCGTATCAATCTAAAAAAAGTCATTGGTGGATCACTTGTGACATTCAAGCAGTATGATAGAAAATTAGATCGCAACGAAAACAAGACTTATATAATTACATCAGACCAAGATTTCAATGTAGAACTTGCTAAAATCATCACAATGGAAAGTATGCGTCAATCATGAACTTAGAACAGCGACAAACAACAGATAGAATTGTGCAACATGCCCAACGCCAGATATGGATTACGTTTCGCAAAGAAGGCATTCATAAATACCCAGCAGCAGCGGAGGATCCAAGACTTGCGGATGTTAGTTTTCTTGCCAATGAGCATCGCCATATTTTTCACTTCCGGGTGTCAATTGATGTGTTCCACAATGACCGGGACATCGAATTCATCCAGTTCAAACGCTGGTGCGAAGGGCTGTATAGTACTGATACACTCATTCTAGATTACAAGAGTTGCGAAATGATTGCTGATGACTTATATGTCCAAATTGGTAGTAAATACCCCGAACGTAATGTTACAATCGAAGTAAGTGAAGATGGTGAAAACGGTTGCGCCATTACTTACAATACTCATCAACCCTCTCTATCAATTAAAATCTAAGGAGTTGTTATGCCTAGATCAAAAAAGTCAGCTGAAAAGTTAGCCGAGCAAGAACGACTCATCGCGATGTTGAAATTTACACCATGCACCTATAAGATTAGTCTTTGGGGCTACGGTGGTGAGTCTGTGATGGGAACAGTGAAGCGTGAAATCTACGATTACTTTAGAAGTCGTAGATTAGACGTCAGTGACTTTGCCTGGGACAGTGACTATGCTGAAGAAAACAACATCCCCGAAGACATGTGGCCATTCTCTCCGGGTTCATGGTATGAATGCGACGACATGGCACATACCAATGGTGTTGTTTTAGATAGCGGCACTGTGCAAATCGAAGATGAAAACGGTGATGAAGTACTCCGAAGCGGGCTTGAAGATTTCCAAGACCAAGATTGTCCGGAGTTTGATTATGCAGATGCAGTGTTTATTGATGAACAGCCTCCAGGTACTGTAGTGTTCATTGGCAACAGCAACGAAAAGGGCACGTTCTTTGAAGGTAGCATTGATCTCACTGCTCCGTTTGATATCAACAAACTAACTTTCCATGTTGAAGATGTGGACGGCAGCGATGTTGTTGTTGGCGCAAGTTACGGTGATGAGTCCATTGATAACTGGGGCGGAGATACCACTGGCAAGAGTTCAGAATTTGGATTCTATGTTGCAGGATCATTGAAAGACGGCAGGTGGGAACGTTATCGTGACAGTGACGACTGCACTTATGAAATGACGGAATGGTTCTCAAAGAAAGTTGACCCTGTTCGTGAAGGCATCTATGAAATTGACACAGGCAAAAAGAACGAATGGCCAAACACTGTCGCAGCAACAGCACGTTGGACTGGTGCGCGATGGCTCCCAGTTTGGGGCGACGACACTCCCGAAACAGAAGAAGTAAAAATAAAACAGTGGCGTGGCATTGCTTACGATCCTGATACACAACTACACTAAAAACTAGGAGACACACATGGGAAAGCCCATTATCAAACCCAACGCAAGAGCCAATCAGCTGCTTGACGATCTTGAACAGTTCTTGAATTTCTGCCGTGAATACGGTTATCGCTACAACGAAGCAGATCTGTATAATTTCAAGAGCTATGCATATCAGCAATACAATAAATTTGCCAACGGTAAGAATGCCAAGGACATGTGGATCCAAGACAATCGACGTGGATAAGCTTCGCGCATTGGTTAATGGGTGTAGTTTTTCAAGAGGGCCTATCGCATGGCCCTATCTTCTTCAAACAGTAGATCAATCTAATCTTACCAATCTTGCCTGCGCCGGTGCTGGCAATACCTACATCCATGAAACCACTGTGTCGGCACTGGCCAACTGGCCTTGGTACGACATTGTGTTGATCATGTGGTCAGGCATTGAGCGTGTGGATATGAAAATTGCCGAGCCTGATCAGTTTGATCTAAGTAGATATACCAGTCGCTATCAAAGTCAACAAAACGACTGGCCGGAAAAGGTCATTGAGCCTGTGAACGATCAAGACTCAGTGGAGAAAGATTGGATTTTTAGTTGCGGGCACTACAATGGCGAGTCTGCTATGCGCAAATCTCGAGCATTTGATGCAGTGTATAGATATCAAGACTCACTGCAGTTTGAATATGGATTTTTGCAAAAGGTCATTGCACTGCAGAACACACTCAAGCAAATGCAGGTGCCGTATGTTTTTACATTCTATCAAAACTACATTGAAAGGTTGCAAAAACACACAGCATTGTGTAAAATGATAGACTGGCATTGCTGCTGCATTGATGATAATATTTCGGACATCGCTGAAAAAAACAACTGGTTTGACACTGATGGTCTTCATCCCGGAATACAAGCGAATCGTGTCTGGGCCGAGAAATTGGACAATTTTATACAAGGAACAATAAATGCGTAAACTATTTTATATGGGACTGGAAAGTTACGAAGCCCGCTACACACTGCAACTGACCGAATGGAATCGTCGAGTGTTTGAACAACGTGGCTACGACGTAGTGTACGTGCCAGGACAGACCATTGACAACACTCAGGCTATCAATGTAGGACAGGTGTTGGATGCACATGGACGCAGTTATTTTTCCATGAGTCAGATGATGAATCTAGTGCAGATGATGAAGAATGGAGATGTCACTGATGAAGATGTTATCTATTTTGAAGACATGTTTCAGCCCGGCATCGAAAGTCTGCCTTATATTTTGGATCAAGTGCATTGGAGTCAGCGTCCTCGTATTTTTGTTCGCTGTCTTGCACAGGCCATTGACCCTGATGATTTTGTACATGTGTGGAACATGGCGAAGTGGATGTCAACATATGAAAAGATGGTGAATGAGTTTGTGACAGGCGTGCTGGCCACCAACGAGGAAATGGTAGCACACATGAAAATTGCCGGCTGGGATGCTAGACTGTTCAACATATCAGGTCTAGCATTTGGCAAAGAAGAAGTGTTGGAACGTATTGGTGGCGTTGAAAACATTACACCATTTGATCAACGTCCAATGCGTGTGGGCTTTGCAGCAAGATTTGATCAAGAGAAGCAACCTGATTTTTACATGGACTTGATTGAAATGTGGCATCGTCAAGGTCCGTATCCGGTTGAGTTTTGTATCTACTCTGGCGGGCCGTTGCGATCAAACAATGATGCCTATGTCGACCGTGCAAGATCAATGGCTAGTCAAGGACAACTTACAATCTATGAAAATCTCAGTAAAAACGACTATTACGGATTGCTTAACAGTACTAGAGTACTGTTCAATTGCGCTCTTCAGGATTGGGTGTCAAACACCGTATCGGAAGCAGACACTCTCGGCTCGAATGTACTTTATCCTGCATACCGATCATTCCCCGAAACCTTTGCCAACGATCCGGACCGTCTGTACGTGCCTTGGAGTATTGATGATGCCTTCCATAAGTTAACTAACTTGTTGAAGCAACCACATCACAACATGGGACTGATCTCGGACTGGAACAACGGTACCATTGATCGTATCTGTGATATTATTGAATATGGCCAGACAGACGAACGTTGGAAAGGCAGAACCTGGGAACGAGTAGGAAATCGATATCGTGATCATGTGACAAACGCAAAATACCCTGTAAGGAAAATTGAACTATGACACAAACTGTTGTTGTAACCGGAGCATCAGGCTACATAGGTGGCCAAACAGTTATTAAACTACTGCAACAAGGCTATAGAGTGGTAGCATTTGACATACGGCCTTTGCCGGCTAACTTGATTGCCTTTTGTAAAAAGTTTGAAGATACGTTTAGATTTCATCACTTCCCGTTTGAATCCGAAACTGCTTTGAATTTGATATCTGTAGCCAATCAGCCCACTGCCATCATACATTGCGCTGCTCAGAGTTTGGTAGGGCCCAGCATGACAGACCCCGAAGTATACTATCAGAACAATGTGGTTAATTTAAAGAAGCTGTTGGATTGTATGGGTGCTAGATTAAAAGACTGTAGACTGATTTTTTCAAGCAGTGCCAGTACTTACGGCAATCCTATTATGACTCCCATTGCCGAGGAAGATCCTCAAATCCCAATCTCTCCTTATGGAGAAACCAAACTCATTGGCGAATGGATGATTAAAAATTACACTCGATCATACGACATGGACCATGTGTGTTTTAGATACTTCAATGCCACAGGTGCAGACCCAGATCAATTACACGGGCAACGACTTGGTGCCACTCATATCATTGCACAAATGCTTGAGCAACATCGGCAAGGCAAAACATTTACAATCTATGGCAATGATTATGAAACTGCAGATGGTACCTGTGTGCGTGATTACACTCATGTGTGTGACATTGTTGATGCACACATAATGGCCATAGACCGATCATTGGTGCCCAGTGATTGCTATAACCTGGGCACTGGGCAAGGATTCAGCAATCTTGAAGTTTACAACACGGCCTGTCAGGTTGTTGGCAAAGAAATTGCCATGGAATATGGGCCAAGAAGACCCGGAGATCCTGCTGTGCTGACTGCTATGTCTGACAAATTTAATAAAATCACTGGCTGGAAACCAAACTATGGTTTAGAACAAATTGTGCAACATGCATGGAAATGGTATGAGCGGGTTTAGCTCACTGTTTGAGTTTGAGCAGGAGTTGGCCGACTTTGCTGGTTCACCTTACGCGGTAGTCACAGATTGTTGTACACATGCCATTGAGCTTTGTCTGCGTTATCAAACGCCCAGTCATTGTGAATTCACTGCATACACTTATCTGTCGGTACCAATGACTGTGCGTAATCTAGGCATTGACTATAAATTAACTCCCGAAACATGGACTGGTGAGTATCAATTGCACGGAACTACAATTTGGGACAGTGCTAGAAGATTAGAACGTGGCATGTACCGCGCCGGACAGATGCAGTGTGTAAGTTTTGGAGTTAGCAAGCCTTTGCATCTGGGGCGTGGTGGTGCTGTGTTGTTGGACGATGTTGATGCGTATGAAACTTTAAGCCGTTGGCGCAGCGATGGCAGAGATCTGCGGGTATCGCCCTGGCAAAATCAACCTCAGTTCACACAGGGCTGGCACTATTGTCCCACACTAGAACTTTGTGAGCAGGGCACGGACCGCCTTAAATACTTCACGGGTGCAGTTACTCATCACACCTATCCAGATTGTAGGAAACTAATCATATTATGAAAATTTTTATCACCGGAGCTTCCGGATTTATTGGCTCGCACCTGGTTCCAATACTCAGTAACAATCACGAAGTCCACAGCATGACCAGCGACCTCATGGACTTTGCAGCAGTAGAAGCGGAACTTGTGGATCAAGCACCTGACGTTGTTGTGCATCTTGCGGCAAGAACAGAAGTAGAACGCAGTTTTTACGAACAAACTGATTTCAGTCAAGTCAACTATGTTGGCTCAGTCAATCTAATAGAAGCCGCGGCCAAAGTCAATGGATTAAAAAACTTTGTTTTTGCCTCAACCATGGAAGTGTACGGCTGGCAGCCCATCAGCGACGAAGTCAAACAGCATGGCAAAGTCAACCAATCAGTGGCGTTTGATGAAACCACAGAGGCTCATCCCAATGCACCCTATGCCGTGGCTAAGTTTGCAGTTGAAAAATATCTAGAATACATGCATCGAGCAGTTGGGTTACCGTTTACTGCTATCAGACAAACCAACAGTTATGGACGGCGTGACAATGATTTTTTTGTGACCGAACAAATTATAACTCAGATGTTAAAAAACCCCAGTGATTGTTTTTTGGGTTACAAAACTCCCTATAGAAATTTTATTTTTATCAACGACTTGCTGGATGCGTGGACAAGAGTTATCGAGAGTCCAGAGCTTGTAAACGACGGCAAAATTCTTACCTTGGGCCCAGACAACCCTGTTAGAATTGACCAGTACGCACAGATGATTGCTGACAAACTCAATTGGAAAGGCAAAATATACTGGGACTCAAAGCCGCGCCGCCCTGGTGAAATTTACTGGTTAAATAGCAACAACAATCTCATTCATAAATTGCTGGGTTGGCAACCTCAGGTCAGTCTTGATCAAGGCTTAGATCGCACCATTGAGATTTGGCGCAAACAACTGGATAAAAAATAATGATCACACAGGGCCATATAGAAGCAACATGGTCTCAGCATGCACTAGAATCCATGACGTTTCGACATCGCAGTATCAAAGACTTTGATAATGGCGGTGCCGATGCCTATATCTGGGACAATATTGACAGCACTCGGATTTACTGGGATCTAATAGGAATGGATGTCAACGATTCAGTGGATGAAAAATTATTTTGGAACAGCAACCCTTGGCCGCATCTAGCCAATAAATTTACGGTGATACACAGAATGCAGCCGGGCATGATTCAACCTTTGCATGGAGACTTGTATGCCAGATACAGCAGCAACAACAATGTCACTGACATAGAATCCATACAGAGAGTTTTGATTTTTCTCACAGACTGGCAAATGGGTCATATTTTTCACTGTGATCAACAATCATTTGATGGCTGGCAAGCAGGTGACTGGGTATCGTGGTCCGGCACCACCAAACATATTGCTGCAAACTTTGGCAGTGCCAACAGATACACTATACAGATAACTGGGATTCGACAGTGAAGAATGTGTACTTGTTTCAGCCCCAGTATGCAGTTGATGTAAGAAACGAAATCAATTGTTATTTTCCTTACAGCGCAGGCTGTGTCTGGAGTTACGTTGCACAGTTCTCCGACATCACGGCAAACTTTCAACTGGCTGATATAATTTTTAGACGTGAGTCAGTTGATGAAATTCTTGATCGACTGATAGACCCTGTTGTATGCGGATTCAGTTGCTATGTCTGGAATGAACGTTGGTGTTTGCATGCGGCCGAAGCAATCAAAAACAAATGGCCCAACACTGTAATTGTGTTTGGTGGGCCACAGACACACGGCGGCATGACACAGTACAAGTTCATTGATAGTTTTGTGCGCGGCGAAGGCGAAGAAAACTTCTTGGATTTGTTGAGAACTTTGATAACTGATGCGCCGGTTGACCTATTTTACAACAAACGCAGACTAAACAATCTAGAAATCCCCAGCCCTTACACCACTGGCGTGTTTGATGGCATCATTAAAAACAATCCAGATGTGGTCTGGGCCATGACCTTGGAAACCAATCGAGGTTGCCCTTACAGTTGCACTTTTTGTGATTGGGGCAGTCTTACGTACAGCAAAATTAAAAAATTCGAGCTTGGTAAAATCAAACAAGAACTAGAATGGATTGTAACCCAACCAGTGAAATACATTGTTTGCGCCGATGCCAACATGGGAATATTCAAAGAACGTGATTTAGAAATAGCCCGGATGGTCCGGGATGCAGCAGATCGCGGCGGCGTGTTGGAAGGAGTAAATTTTCAATATGCTAAAAATTCCACAGAAATAGTTTTTCAAATTGCACAAACTATTGGCAGTTTAGGCCGTGGGGTCACTGTCAGTGTACAGAGCATGAACGAAGACACGTTGGATGCTATCAAACGACGCAACATGGACATCAACAACATGCGTGAACTGTTGGCTCTGGGTGCTGAACACAATGTTCCAACATACACCGAACTCATTCTTGGCATGCCCAATGAAACACTTGAAACATGGATTGATGGGTTTGATGCATTGTTGGAAGTTGGACAACACAGTTTGATTGACATGTGGTTTACGCAGATTCTGATCAACAGTGAAATGGGACAGCCCGAATATCGTCGCAAGTATGGAATTGAGTCTGTTGTGGCCAAAGACTACATGCCCTTGTACAACGCCAATGACAGCAGAGAAATTCAGGAAACCATTGAGTTAATCAATGCCACCAATACCATGAGCACCGACGACATGGTCACTGCCTACATGTACGGATGGATGATACTGTATTTTCACATTGGTGGCTATAGTCAGGTTGTCAGTCGGTATCTGCGTGGTGCTCATGATATCAGTTACAAAGATTATTACAACAGGCTCTTTGAAAAATTGTCTGATGATCCAAAATTGGGCGAGCATTTTTCCAAAACAAAAGAAGTTGTCAGGCACTATCTCACAACTGGTGAAATTTTGTCATTTGCTGATATAAAAAATGGTGGACATGCGCTGCACAGTGTGAGCTATGGCTTTATGTATCAGCACCGCGAATCAGCATATGAACTGGCACTGGAGATTGGCAACAAGTGTGTGACATTGCCAGCCTGGGTGTCTGAGTTGCAATACAATTTTTTATTCAACGAAGATAGCCAGTACCCGTTGATTATATCAGCAGATTATAATATAATAACACAAGAGCACAATGAGTTAGTTTATCAGATTCAACCACAAAAAGGCATGACTTCTGAGCTCAATTTTTATCAAACTCGTCGCAAGGGCTTGTTGAAAAATCTAGTTACAACGGAGATAGTATGATAATAGGCAAAGAACATTGGGATAACAAAACACTAGAGTATGATCTAGAAAAGTACAACTGGCCGGGCTGGGCATTGAGTGTGATCCAAGAAAAGTTCCCTCAAATCAAAGAACTTGAAACCATACACCTGGTGCTAGAGCCCAGCGAAATAGTCCGGGTAAGTCAATACATACATCAGGCCTGCAATCGACTTGACTTCATGCAAAAGTTTGATGAGTTTGCCAAAGAGTACGTGCCCAGCAGAATTGAAGGTCGTAGATTTTTGATACAAAGACAAGGTACACTACGAGTAGTCATACCTGATCAAGCCCGGGCAGGGCGTCGATTACAGTTTCATCAAGGTGTGTTTGTTGGCAACGGCCGCGGCTGCAGAACTATCTGGACTCCGTTTACCAAGTGTGGTGGTACAAACACCATGTGGATCATGGGGCTTGATGAAAGTCGTGATATCACACGCCGATTTTTGGCACAACATTGGGATCTAGAACGGTTTGAAGATGAATGTTTGAAACACGCTTGGCCAGTGACTTTGTCGCCGGGACAAAGTCATTTGTTCTTTCAAGAACACTTGCATGGCAATGTCAACAACGAAGAAGGCTACACTCGTGTGAGTCTTGATATGCGTATTTTGATCGAAGGTGAAGAGTACGGCAGAAAGGTACCAGGTGGATTTTTTAGATTGCCCGGCGACCACGAAGCCAGCAAAGAAGCCAACTACTCAAATGCCACCTTTGTCACTTACTCGGGATGGGAGAGCAACTGGAGCCGGGGAATTCCTCTGCCAATGCAACGTGCCACAATTGAAGACTACTGCCGCAAATACAACATCAGTTACAATGATTATCAATTTGAAAACGAGCATACCTGGTGGCAGCCCAGCCTAGAATACTTTATCAAACAACGTCCCACTGGCATTGTGTTGTGCTCGATGTTTTCTTTGTCTGACAATGTTAATCGTAGAAACGAATTGCTGGAGCTGGCATTGCATCATGGAGTTGAGCTACACTTTGCCAACGAGTTGTGTTCTTTGAGGAGTCGGCAAGACCTTGAGCGTATCCAAACCTATGTGGGCTGGGCGTTGCCTAAAAAAGGTGCCCTGAGCTGGGAATCTGGGTTTGAAGAATAAAAATTTGACTTCAGATCTAAATAACCTATATAATCAATCTATAGACATCCACGTCTAAAACTCGGAGATAAAATGGTATATGAAAAAATGTATTACAGCAATGATGAAGAACATCTAAACATGAAGTTGCCTGCCAGTGTTAAAATTAGGCAACGACTGTTGGCAGCCAAGCAGAGATTCCACAGCAACGACAACATTGCCGACTTCATTGGCGAAGGTGAGCTGGATGAACTTCAGGCCGAAGTTGCAGGCAAACTTGAAGCTGTGTTGACTAGTTTGGTGATTGATATTGATCATGATCACAACACACAGGACACAGCCAATAGAGTTGCTAAAATGTTCATTCGTGAAACGTTTTCTGGTCGCTATCGGGAAGTGCCCAAAGTCACAACCTTTCCCAACATGGGCTATAAAAGTCTCTACACCACAGGTCCTATCAGCATAAGGTCTACCTGTGCTCACCACTTTCAAAACATTGTGGGTCGTTGCTGGGTGGGCATTGTGCCTGATCAAGAAGTGATTGGGCTCAGCAAGTTCAATAGACTAGTGCATCACATTGCCGAACGTCCACAGATTCAAGAAGAAATGACCACGCAAATTGCCGACGCCCTCAAGCAGTATGCCAAGACTCCGCATATTGCTGTGTTGGTCAAAGCCGAACACCACTGCATGACCATGCGCGGGGTGCGTGAACATGAGTCAGACATGACCACTGCTATAATGATGGGTGCGTTCAATGATGATCCTGCACTGAAGAAAGAGTTCTATGACATCTGCTTGAGTATGAAAGGCCATGGTTAATTGATACATAGTATAGCGGGGTAATCTCGCTATACTATAGGAAACAAAAATCATGTCCACAGAAGACACCCCAGAAGAGTTTAAGAAAAAGTTAGATGCACTAAAACCCAAAAAGAAAAAGCTCGCAGTGCCCGACGGTTTTTTAGAAAGTGCCAAAAGCTACGAAGGCAAACTAGAAGCTGTTAGAATAATTTCTGAGCGAGAAAAGGATCGGGTAATTCTATTGTTTAAGAAAATGCTTGAACCAGAGCCACCCCAGCAGCACATAGAACCATCAGTTAAACCAGTGCCCCAGGCACCTGCCAAGAAAAAATGGATGTTTGGGAAAAAATAGAATCAAGGAGAATAAAATGTTTGATATTGCAACTAACCACGGTATTGTTTCATACCGTTCAGCCGAAGAACTTAACTCGGCAATGGGTCGTGTTTACGGCAACATGAGCCTGGCAGTTATTGTGTCAATGTTAGTGAGTTATTTTGTGGGATCAAGCCCAGAGTTGCTTGAATTCTTTTTTACAGGCGTACTACGGTGGATTGTAATTTTTGCTCCACTTGCAGCTATTTTTGGTGTTGCTATGGTGCTGGGAAATAATCCCAGCAAAGGCGTAGCACAGTTATGCTTGTATGGCTTTGCGGCATTGATGGGTCTGAGCTTTGCTATGATCTTTGCTGTGTTTACCATGGGCAGTATTGTGTCAGCATTCATGGGTGCGGCCGTATTGTTTGGTATTATGAGCGGCTATGGCTATTTTACCAAACAAAGCCTAGACAGCATGGGCAAGTTTATGATTGTTGGATTGATTGCTATTGTTATTGCCAGTGTTGTTAATATTTTTATTGGTAGTACAGTTATGCAAATGGTAATTTCGGCATTGGCCATCATTATCTTCCTTGGCCTAACTGCCTATGACACACAGAAGATCCGTGAAGAACTCAGCGTAGAGACTAGCGACAGCGCAGAAGTTCGTGGTGCATTGACTCTGTACATGGACTTCATTAACTTGTTCTTGAATTTACTACAACTTTTTGGAGATAGAAGATAACCATGGCAACAACAATCAGTGAAAAACTTGCTGCGAGAGTAACACAACAATGAAAGACTGGTATTGCCCCTTGCCATTCAAACATGCGTATGTTGATGCCACAGGTATCAGTGCATGTTGTCAAACACAAAGACAAGATATAACACTGCTGGAATGGCCAAACAATCCTTTGTTGTTAGAGCTGCAACAAAGTATGCGGGACGGCGTAGTTCATGCTGAGTGTATTAGCTGCGCTCAAAGCGAAGAAGCGTATGGTACAAGTCTGAGAATTGAGAGTGTCAAAGACTATGATTCAAAAAGGTTTGAGTCAACTGATATAGATTATATCGATTATCGCAGCAGCAATCTATGCAATTTTAAATGCAGAAGTTGTAATTCAAGATTTAGTCATGGCATTGCACAAGAAGCCCGGAAACACGTAGAACTTCAGGAATACAACAAATGGTTTGAAGATCGCCGTCTGTCAGTGACTTTAGAAAACAAAGATTGGATACTGCAAAATTTAAAAGGCATGAAGAGACTTATGTTGGCCGGCGGCGAGCCAACTGTCATGCCCGAAGTCAAACAAATCATCAGTCAGATCATTGAACAAAAGTTGGACCACATACACATCCTTATCACCAGCAACGGTAGTTTCACCGATGACTTTTGGTATGAACTTACCAAACAACATCACAACCTACATTGGACCATAAGCATTGATGCTGTTGGCAGTGCCGCTGAACTGGTTAGACATGGAACCGACTGGGATATTGTTAGAGAAAATCTAAGATGGATGGCGATCAATGCTCGAAGTCTAAACATCAACACTGTGATCAGCAACTTAAATCTGCTAGTGCTTAAACCTGTGTTGGAACTAGGTAGGGAGATGCAAAAACTCAGTGCCGATCCCAATGGAAATCAAGGCTCCCTTGGTTGTCGGCATCAATTTTTTATTTCCCAACGTCCTTATAGATTGACAGCTGATAATTGGCCTGATGACATCAAACCCCAAGTGTTGTTGCACCTTGAAGAATGTTTGAAAATTGATCTTGATGACGAACAAAGAAGCACTGTTCAGGGACTAGTACACAGCATTGAAAAATCTGTGTTTGACCCAGAATTATGGCAACAAAGCAATAGATATAATTCTATTTTAGATCGTGTTCGCGGTGAAGATCATTTACAACTACAGAAAATATGAAAACAGCAGCCGACTACACCCAAGAAATTATTGCCCGAGCACAGCAGATGAGAAGTTACAAAGTTCGCTTGCGAGTTGACAATGGCTGGTTGCCCATGGGCCGTGTACCGTTTGATATACACATCAAAGACGGCATTGCCACTGTTACCGTTGTGGCAGAGAGTTTAGAATCTGCTCGTGAACAAGCGTCTGTTTATATGGAAAGTGATGACTGGCATGATTGACCTGGAACAAGCCCAACAACAAGGCGTGGCACCCTGGGATGATGTTGCCTGGGAAGACTTTCATGTGGTGGTGTATCGTGATCGTTATCCAGTCGCTCCAGGACACTTGCTATTTGTTCCACGATATAACGAAGTGGGCATAATCAACGAAGCAGTTTATTCGGCTATTATTCATGGCAATAAAATGGTAGCAGCAGGAGAATGTGATGCTTTTAATGTGGGTATAAATATGGGCAAAGCAGCTGGTCAAACTGTAATGTATCCGCACGTACACCTAATTCCAAGACGTCAAGATGACTGCGAGGATCCCATAGGCGGCGTTCGCGGAGTGATCGCAGGTCAGGCCAATTACAAATCAAACGAGTACAAAAATCCCAATGGTCGAAGTCTATAAAAACGTTTTATCTCAACAAGCAATTGATGATCTCTTGAGTTATCTAGAACAGCAGGACGATGAAACCGATGCCCGCCCTGACTTTGTAAGCAAACACCCAGACTGGATTGATCCAACACAACAACAAGCCACCTGGCCCCAACATCATCTGCAAGAATTTTTTGACAGTGTGCTCAAAGATTATATTGTTGATCAAATCAACTTTGTGAAAAGCGATATCCGATATCCCTTACATGCTGACACAGCACTGGGCAATCACGATGATTTAGAACTTTACAAAGGGATACTAATACCACTGAAGTTTGTTCCTCCATACGGAACACCGTTTTTTAATAATCATTGGTTTGGTCGCGGCGCGAAGTTTACCCGGCAACCAGTGGACTGGTACGGATACGAACTCAAAGATCGCCACGGTGGCACCACGTATATTAAAAATCTCAAAGAGCTAAGGCAACAGATTGACAACGATGTTCAAGAAGTGCAGAAAGATTTTGTTGTTGATCAAGAGTTTATAGATCTAGTAGACTACCTGATTTCAACTAGGGATGGTCCTCGTAGAAATCAAATTATATCCGACTACAAAGATCTAACCAATACCACCACTGAACCGTTTCCCGATGATATTAGATCGCAGTATTTTGATCATGTTCCACTGGAAGACTGCCAAGGTTTAAAATTTGGTGAGTATGTGGAATGGAATCTTGGAGATGTAATTGTGTGGGATCGATCCCACATACATGCCACTGGTCCTAACTCTGTAGGCAAACATTGGATTTTCATATTAACTTATCGTCGTAAAAGATAAATTACTAGCGGTCTTTTTGGCTTTATCCCGCTTTACAAATTCTACAGCCTATGCTATAATATTAACATAGGAGAATAACAATGCAACCTGTTGTATATAAATTTACCAGTACCAAAGAGTATCATGACGCCTTTCCCTGCGCCTATAGACAATGGCGCTCTGATAGTCATTGTAATCTAATACACGGCTATTCATTTAGTATGAAGTTTTATTTTGGTACTGATAATTTGGATGTTCGCAACTGGGCAGCCGACTACGGTGGACTCAAGGAACTAAAGAAAATCTTAGAAGACCAATTTGATCACACACTGCTAGTGGCCGAAGATGACCCGGAGCTTGAAACTTTTAAATTGCTGCAAGAAAAAAATATGGCCAAACTAACTATCCTTCCGCGATTGGGTTGCGAAGGACTGTCCGACATGCTGTACAAATATGTGAACGGTGTTTACATTCCAGACATGTGGGGGCCAGGTGAGGCAGAACGTTTGTGGTGTTATCGTGTAGAAGTTAGAGAAACACAAGCAAACATGGCATTTCGCGAGGGTCATCGCGAATGGAATGAAAATTTATTTGATTGAGGAGAACATGACCGAGCGCACATATGAATATGACATTGCAGTGCTGTTACCCACTCGCGGTAGAACTGCAGCACTGACACGCAGCATATACAGTTTAATGAACCGAACAAAGAATATTTCTCGTGTAAAACTTTTGATAGCATTTGACGAAGATGACACTGTGGGCATGACACACTTTACTGACACCATTCAGGATGAACTTGATCGCCGTGATATACATTGGGAGGCATTGGTGTTTGAGCCCATGGGGTATATTCGACTCAATGAATATGTAAACGAACTGTCAAGAAAATGCGATGCGAGATGGTTTATGTTCTGGAACGACGATGCCATGATGGAAACCACTAACTGGGACGAAGAGATTCTCAAATACAACGATCAGTTTAAAATTCTAGCGGTGCATACTCACAATGAACATCCTTATTCAATATTTCCCATAGTACCAAGAGACTGGCTGGATCTGTTCAACTATCTATCCCCACATCAGATGAGCGATGCATGGATTAGTCAGGTGGCATATATGTTGGATATACTTGAACGTATCCCAGTTTGGGTGACTCATGATAGATTTGATCTTACTGGCAACAACCATGACGAAACATTTAAGAATCGTCCACAGCTAGAAGGCAATCCCAAGAACCCCAACGACTTTCACAGCGATCACTGGCACACACGCAGAATTGCCGACACTGAAAAAATTGCTAGTCATTTAAAAATTCTAGGAGCAGACATATTCTGGTGGGAGAATATCAAAGCCAACAAGCAAAACCCCTGGGAAAAACTCGAAGCCAACGACATCAACAAGCAAATGTCATCAACTAGAAGCAACAACGGTATAACATCAGGATTGGTCAATGTCCCAACCACTTAAAGAAAAAATACAAGACTACTGGAATCAGCAGCCTTGTAATATTCGGCACAGTCAACAACCCATGGGCAGTGAGGCATACTTTGAAGAAGTCACTGCACGGCGTTATCGTGTAGAGCCACACATACTTGATTTTGCACAGTTTCACCGCTGGCAAGGTAAAAAAGTATTGGAAATTGGATGCGGTATTGGCACTGATGCTGAACAATTTGTACGCCACGGTGCCGAATATACAGGCATTGATATATCAGATACCAGTTTGCAGATCTGTCGCGATCGGTTTAAAACACTAGATCTTCATGGTCAGTTTTTTAATGTTAATCTACTAGATATTGATCACATGGATCTTGGCAAGTTCGATCTTGTGTACAGTTATGGTGTCATACATCATTCACCCAATATTGCACAACATATTCAAGAGATTCACAGTTTAGTGGCACCCGGGGGCGAATTCCGTTTTATGGTATATGCTAAAAACTCCTGGAAGTATGCAATGATTCAAAAGGGGCTGGATCAGTTTGAAGCACAGGCTGAATGTCCATACGCCGAAGCATTCGCTAGAGATGAAATTTATCAGATGCTTGATGGTCAGTTTGAAATAGAACGTATCAGGCAGGATCACTGTTTTATGTATAACATACCAGCATACCGCGAAGGTCGCTATGAATTGGAACCTTGGTTCGCTGCCATGAGTGATACCATGCGTGATGCAGTAAAAGAATATCTGGGTTGGCATTTATTAATCAAAGCAAGGAAACTATGAAACAGGTATACTACACCTGGCGTGATGTAGAAAACTTCAC